TTATGTACCTCCATTTCATAATTCATTCTATATTTAATTTTATTGTCCGATAATAGATATTTTAGTCCAAGTTTTTTTCTTATAAGTTGCTGCGGCTATTGAATTTGAAGCGTTATTTATTCCTATAAAATTGGCAACTCTAATACTACTAGAACACATTAATATTCCCCAAGCCCAACCGCCAAAGAGTCCTCCGATAGTTCCCCATACAAAGTAAGCACGTGGCTTTTGAGATGCGTTAATAAAGTTTTCTATGTTATTATCTAGATTCATTAAATTTGGGTTACTATTTAATTGGTTAAGCGCAGCCGGTAAAGTCATCGTTCCAGCATCGAGGCCAAAGGTCTTTGATGTCAATTTGTTGAGTACCGCATCAGCAAGCTTATCATAATCAATCAGCTTGTTTGCCGCATCCTCTGCACTGTAAAGCATAAATTTATCTGCATCTTTTGGTGTTGTTTTTACGGGATATTCATTAAATTTTGCCATATTAATTCTCCTTTTCTATATTGAACTTTTCATAGAGCTGATTAATTAGTTTCTCCTGTCGGTCAAGCTGTTCTTTCTGGCTTTTTATCATTGCAAACATAGCAGGTATCATGATACGTTCGTTCCAGTTCTCGGGAAGTCCGTCTGTGTTATGGTCAACTGCCAAAGGAAAATACTTGGCCACATCTTCTGCTATGAACATTGGGAATTCTACGCCTACGCGTTCATCTCCTTTTGCGAGGTAGCCTTCTTTATACCGTGCCATTATTGGTTCGATGTTGTACAGATTCTCAATAAATTCTTCTGGCAAGGAAGCTCCGAGGATTTTGTAGCGTTTGGAAGAAGATGGACTCATGTATACTAGATTGTTATGAATCCTTAAATAATTTCCAGATGAAAGTGTGTCTAAATTGAAAATCTGAAATTTATCCGTTCCATCGGAAAAAAGTTCTGTTCCGCAAATTATGTTAAAGCCCCCATCGGCAACAAGACCATTTCCACAAACACCCAAGGTGACCCCATTAATGATTATTTCTTCATTTTCTGCGTCCAGTATTATAATGCCGTTAGGAGACTGTAATTGTCCTGTCTCACTATCTAGAACCCACCCGGCAATATCTCCAGTGTTAGCACTTAATTCACCAGTAAAAGTTCCTTTTGCTGAATTCAAACTGCCGGAAAACGTTCCTTTTGTAAAATTCACTCCTGTGTTGTCAATACATCCAACTTGATTACCGGCTGAATCTCTAATAACTAATTTTCCATTGCCATTATTTACACCGCCCAATGTCAATTCACCGCCAAGCGCTGCACTGAAGCTGATATACAGTTGACCATTCTTGTAGTACAGGCCTTTCCATGCACCATCATTTGATAGTATTTCTACGATTTGCGATTGTGTCAGATTGTCCACATCAATTACTACCGCAACACTCTGCATATCCATCAATGTTGTAGTTCCACCGGACGCATATAATTTACATCTAACATTTGTCACATCTCTCGGAATACCGACAGTTGAACCATTAGAACTTGCTACTGTCTGACCAGATCCATTTGTCAAAATAGAATAGAAATAGTGTGTCACGGTATCCTCATCGGTTGAACTAGTATAAATGGTATTCCAAGTGTTTCCGTCAGCAGTCTCTTCAACAACGAATCTGCCTTTATAAGGCACTCTAGTAGCTGACTTTCCGTCACGATAATACGCTTTAAATGTTATAAAGTTTGGACTAATTGTCTTGTCAGAGCCACGTTTCAAGACGTTACATGATGGCTCAACCATGTATGTTCTACCAGATTCACCATCTTTTCCATCTTCGCCCTTTTTCTGCTTAGAAATCGTGAATCTTTTTGTTACTGCCAGATTACTGAGATATGTTGCTCTGATGTCTATCCATCCATTGTCTGCACTCAAGCCTGTGACAGTGTAAGTATGCGTATCTACATCCCAAGAGCCGGTTACACTGTCTGATTTTGTAATGGTATAGCTACAATCATTTGTGATATCTGACGAGCCGTACATAACTTTCGCTGTAGTTGCCACTGTTGGAAATACCGGAATGTTTCCGTCTGCGTCAGATGTGATCGTCTGCATATCGTTCGACAGCTGGAATGTCATATTCTTGGCAGATGCAATATTGTTGTCCATTTTTGTCAGTTTATCCGGCAAAGAACTATCACCAATTACAACATTATCACCACTGATGATTACTTTTTTGGTGTCCATATCAACCTGGAAGATTATGTTTCCATCGCTATCTCTGACAGTCAGTGCGCCTGTGTCAATATAATCAGCATTGATACCATGTGCGTACAGAATTTTTGCTATCAAATCGCCTGTCAGAAAGAAACCGTAAGGATATGTTTTGCCACCATCATTGGATACGCCAATGGCTTCTGCTGTGAATTTAATTACATTTTTTGATTCTGCAAGTGTAGGCTTGTCATGCAGATATGTAATAGTACTGCCATCTTCCTGTGCGACTGATGTTTCATATAATCCAGAAGAATTTTTTAAGGTTTCTTCTAATTTCTTTACTGCTTTTTCTCTAGCTGATTGTTCTTTTTTAACAAGTCGTCTTGCCTCTACGATTGCCTTAGTGGATTCTGACTGGAACTTGCTCTGCCCTCTGATAGGGTCGTCGGCTTGAGTTTTTACAGTAGTCTTTCCATTAACGGAACAAGAAACGTCCGTCAGCGGAGTTATATATCTGTTCCATTTGCGATCATAAGTATATGCCATATCTCCAAACTCAATGAGTGGGTTATATACAAGTTCTCCCGACATGTTACGGAATTTAGCTCCAATTATGGAATCGCCAATTTGAGCAGCTACCGTGTCCAAGTCCGAATCCGCAACAAGGTCGTTCTCCAATTCAAGAACATATCCTGTGCTTCCGTACATGGCTTCATTTTCTCTATTTTTTAGCTTGATTCCAGTAATCACAATATCATCACTAGAAACGGTTGGACTTGTAAAAAAGTCTTTGAGCTTTTCGGATGTGTCAGCTGCTGATTCGATCAGTGTCAAGAATCCATCACTATCAATTGTCCAGTTCCCTGTCGGACTGATAAAACTTTCTGAGTCAATACTTGCGCCGCCTTTAAATGTTACATTTCCATCAGCGTCCACTACTGCGTTGTAATCTTCTTGTACATTGGAAAAATCCCATCTGATAAATCGCAAGTATCCTCTGCTGTCCAGGCGAGCGTTCGCAGTCTCAAGCATTGCTGCCCATCCGAACAACTGACGAAACGTCATGTTTTCCGGAATCTCTGACACGATCAGATTTCCATGAGCCATGGAGACTTCTGACGGAATACCAAGAGTCTCACACGCATCTCTAACAAGAGTCTCTATTGACTGTGGCAGAACCAGATGAGATATATAAGTTGCGTTCGTTTTATACATATCGTCCAAAGCGGTAAAACTAAGGATTTCGCCATATTGTTCTGGTGTCGTAATTGTATAAATACCTTTATCAATGGTTTCGACTCTGCCTTCTGTCGCTGCTTTTGTTGCCAGAATCGCACCGCCACTCTGGTCAAGAATTGGGTCATAGTTTTCATCCAGCAATTCATCTGTTGCAGCCGGACTTGCTACGGAGGTCTGCATTTTAAGATACGCATGAACTTTTGCCATGTAGAAATTATAGTTTTTCCACTGATCAGAAGTGTTGTCCAACTCCAATGTCATGGATTTACAAACAACGCAGCCAATCGGAAAGCTGCTACTTTCTGCACAATCGGAAAAGGTGCAGTTTTCACCCATGATTTCATTTTTGACTGTTTTTACAGTTCCGTCAGGAAAGGTGATTTCCGCTTCCTGCCAGACTCTTTCTCCGTCCTGTAGTTTTTGTTTGAACGCATCAGATACATTAATCAAGTGGATTCACCCCCTGCATGTTAAAAGATATTTTTGATACAAATTTTAAGTCTGGAGATATTTCTCCAATAGTTAGGCTTGCTTTTCCAACATAAAATGGGTCGGTTCTCCATGCCATGTGATAAAGTGACCAATGATACAAATTGAAAGTTTTTCCTTTTGCGATAATTTTGAGAATTTTGTTTGCTTCTACAACTGGAACGTTTGATGCTTCATAGCTATATTGTTCAACTGTAAATAGTGGAGTCAGTAATGCTTTTCCAAACTGCGTACGGTTACTACCTTCTGAATAAGTTGTTTCAAGGTTGTAACCCATATCTTTGTCCGGCTGATAGATGGAAGCCTCATTCATTTTGTATCGTTCCGTTATGTTTTTTGGAATAGTTGCCACGCTTCCACCTCCTATGCCAGTTCAAACGGGTTTCTGCCGCTTGTATCACGTCTTAACTTTGCTTCTTCGATAATTTCATCAAATACTGTTCTTCGGTTAATCTGAGCAGTAAAATGATAATCTCCACCGGAATTGCTTCCGGATTCTTCGCGAACAATCTTTCTGAGCAGCGCTTCTGGTGTTTCAATGTTATTGCCCTGTTTCTGGTCGCCCAGGACAGCCAGAAATTCGCTTCTTGGTGGAATAACTGCACCTTTTGCCAGATATGGAATAGTCGGTACTCTTGGAAAGCTTGCGCTAAATCCGATCGTCTTAGAGCCGAATGGTGTAGGCACTTCCCACGGACCAAATGACATTGCAGATTCAATTCCACTGATCGCGCCGTTCACCGTACCGATTGCGCCATTTACGATACCGATAACTTTATTGAATATCTCTTTAACTTTGTTTTTAATACCCTCGAACGTATCAATAACCTTGTCTCTTGCACTTTTGAATTTATCAACGATTCCATCAACTATCCTCTTTACAACTTCTTTTATAGTGGACCATATAGCGCTCCACTTTTCTTTTGCACTTGATTTGATACCATTCCAAATAGAAACAATCTTTTCTGCCAAATCACTAAGTTTGGATTTTATTCCATCGACGAAAGCTATGGTTTTGTCTTTAATCCAACTCCATACCGCACCTGCAACTTCTTTTATTTTGTCCCAGTTTTTGTACAGCAATACACCAATCGCAATGCAAGCTGTTACTGCTGCTATAAAAATTCCGCCCGGTCCGACAGCTGTCGCAATGGCTTTGATTCCACCAATAATGCCGCCAGAGCCGGTCATGAGTGCAATAAGACTCTTAATGAAACTTGCTACTGTCGTTATACTTCCTGCGATTCTCGAAGCTAAGCCTGCAATCTTCGCTGCCGCAAATGCTCCGATCAGAGCTGCGCCGAATGCCTCAATAATTGGCTGATGGTCTGCGAAAAATCTTGCCAAATCAGACACTAGGTTGATCACTATTGGAATTCCCGTTTCAATCAGCCATTTCAGCATTGGAAGAACAATATTGTTGTAAATCCATTCAAGAACGTTTCCGATAGATTCCAGAATTGGTGCAAATGTACTGGTCAGATTACTAATAGATTCCAACAGCGGATAGAAGTCCAAGTTCGCCGCCCATGTCGCTGTATCCTCTGCAATCTTCTCAACAAACTGCATGACCACCACAAGAGCATCTGCGATATTCTGTATAATCTGCGTTCCGACGTTGTTTTTGCTCCACGCGTCAGCGAAACCGGAAGCAATGTTCCCAACGGTCTTAAGCACGTTCTGAGCAATCCTCAGCATGGTCGTAAGCATCGTTGTACCCGTGCCGTTTGTCCAGACCTCTACAAGGCTTTTACCTACACTTACAGCGAGCTTTTTGAGTCCATCAAGTGCGGTTTTTGCTGCATTAATAGTATTCTTGCCCTCTTTTTTCCATGCGTCCTGGAATGGCTTCCAGAGCTTCTTGAGAAGGTCAGCAAGCTTCTTGGCAGAATCACTGATTTTATCCAGCGCATTTTCGCCCTCTGCCAGACTGCCATAGTCTACACTGCCAACCGAACTCGGCAATCCTCCGCCCCCAGAACCAGTTCCACCGGATCCAGAACCGGATGGAATTGAAGATGCGCCCTCTGTGGAGCTAGCCTTGTGAACTTCGTCAAGCGACGAAAGATAGTTTTTTGTTTCTTTATTTGCTTTTTTCGTAGCTTTGGCAGTGTCATTCGTGGCATCTGCAAGCTGTTCTGCATTATCCGCTGCCTGTCCATACTGATCTGCTGTATCTGCGATCGCGTCCGTTCCGGCAAGACCTGCTCCGCTTCCACTTGTCTGACCTGATGATTTCTTGCCAGTAATCAGTTCTGTGAAGCTTTTAAATGCATTTGCCAGAGTTGCCAGTTTACCTAATAAGATATTAATAGCTTTCAGAACAGGTGTGAAAATATTAATCAGTCCCTGTCCGACTGTTGCCTTGAGAGATTGCAGCTGCAACTGCATCACTCGCACCTGGTTTGCCCAGCTGTCAGAAGTACGAATGAAGTCTCCAGATGCGGCTGATAACTGTTTCTGTACAAAAGCCAATCGGAGAGCAACTTTCTCCTGTTCGGTCATGGCAGATGTGGTTTTGCTATAGCCGTTTGCAAGTGCGTATTGGTCAAGTGCCGACTGGGTCATTACCACGCCGAGGTCCTTGAGCGTTTCTGTTTCGCCCGTAAACACTGATTTTAGCTTGATATAAGCCAAGTCCTGGCTAATGTTATAGAATGATGCTACATCACCAGTCAGCTGTGTAAGAGCTGTTGACATGTCATAAGCCTGTGCTTCTGAGAATCCGAACGACTTAGACATTGCTCCGAATGTACCAACATACCGCTTTGCCATAGTCTCCGATAGTCCGGCAGAGGTCATGGCATTCTTTGCGAATTCGTTCACCTTATCCGACATGGTGGTAAATGTAACATCGACCACGTTCTGAACTTCTGCGAGGTCGGAACCAAGTTCTATAGACTCTTTACCGAACTGAATTAGCTTGCCAACAGCAAATGCAGAACCAACTAAAAAACCAATTCGCTTTACTATCGTTCCTAATCCTTCAAACTGCCGACCTAAAAGATTTACTTTTCGGCTTGCACCGGAAATGTCCATTTTATTAAATGAGCTAGAAACCGTGGTGCCTGTTTTTTTTGCCGAATTCCCCATTTTGTCCATAGAGTTTTCGACTTTTTCTGATTTTTGCTGTAAAGATTGAAACGAATCTTCGAGTTTTTCAAATCCATCGTGAAATATGCTATTAATATTTGCATTTATTTCCTTGACCGAGTTTGCTAAATCTTTAAATGCCGCTTGTACTTCTTTGACACCAGACGATATTCCGTCAGTATCTATTCTGGTATCAATGATAATTGAGCCATCAGCAGCCATACATTCACCTCCTAACTATTTGAGGTTCAACATCTCATTCAGCGCATCCTTGTACGCTTGCTCCTCATCGCTGAGACGTGTTTTTATATCAATAATGTTCTTGTTTTCTTGATAGAATTTCTTTTCCCATTTATCGAGTTTTTCACCTTTTGCCTTTTTTGACCGGATTCCAACCACTGTATTAAAAAGGCATTCACCAGATTCCATAAAGTACCCGAAAAACGTCCACCAGTGCATATAAGGCACTGCTCTTATTTCTTTACCGGCAACCTTGTTTACAGCCGGAACAATCATGTCTCCGTCCTGTTCCCAGTCCATCAAACGGGGCTTTGGGCGGTTTGGATTATCGTCAAACTGCCCGCAGTCGATGAACTCTGATGCTTTTTGACAAGCTTCATCCAGACACTCAGCCGGTATGCTTTGCCAGTCCTCAAACAGAATCTGTAGCATAACAACTGCTTTCGCCTGCTCGTCCAGTTCCGGGTCGTTCATAGCAATGAGAACGTCGATGATTGCTCGAAAATCCGTTCTAATAGAAAAATCCACCCCACTTATGTTAAGCGAGGTGGGAAGCTCATAGGCGGTCATTTTGTATACTTCTCCGTATACTTATTGACTGCTGCCTGCATTTTCTTCTTTCTCTTTTCGATTTCCGGTGCAATTGCTTCTACGATTTTATCCAGAACGATGTAAGCGAAAACCTGGCCATTTCCGAAAACAGTAGTCGCTGTGATCGGCTCTTTGAACAGGTCTTTTGATGCTTCGTAGCCAAGAAGATAGTTGATTTTGTCTTCGATCTGTTTATTCAGTTCAGCCATTTCTTTACCAGATGTGACTTTTTGAATAGAGTTTTTAAGCTGGTCAAAGTACTCTCCCAGTTCCTCCGCACGTGCTGCTACATTGATATCAGTCGGGTTAAGCTTGAAAGAAGAAAAAACTTCGTCTTCGTTGTTAGTGAATGTGAAAATGAGAATTCCATCATCAATTTTTGTATTAATTACTTTTGCCATTTGGCGTACCCTCCTTGCATATGTGCTTATTCGCTGTCAGCTGTGAATGTACCGGAACTGATATCAAATTTTCCTTTTACACGTTCGCCAACGTAGTTCACAGTAAACGGAATCTGATAGCCGGATGTATCGCCGCCATAGGAAGTCGGTACAACGTAGCAGTCCTGCTGGTATGCTTCATATTTGCCTGCTGTAGCTTCTGTCCAGAGATGAACCTCAACTGCTTTTGTTTTGAGGTTGTCGTCTTTGAGACGTCCATCTACAATCTTCTGCAATGCTGTGAACAGATCAGAAGTAGTGTCTGCATAGAACGGATCAGCGTCAGAAGAAACTTCATAGCCGTTGTGTTTAAATGTGGATTCTCCAAGAATGTTTTTAGATGTTTCAGTATCTGGATTGAGTTCTACGTTATACTCTTCCAGGTCCTTTCCAAGACGCTCATATTTCGGTGTCAGTCCTCCGCAGAGGGAACCTGCATCAATGTAATGAGCCATATATTTACGGTCAATCTTGCCTGTAACTGCCATAGAAATGTCCTTTCTGCCTATAACTTTAAAAGGCTGTGTAGGTTAGCGACTATCTCCAATTGATAGCCGGTTGTTACTTGTTATATTGCTTCGTAAGTATTTTCGTAGCGCACCGACAATGGTAACAACCAGTCCTGTACGCCGCTCTCCTGCGGTTCTAAACCATAGGAGTTGTCACGTGTGATACGTTTTATCACTCGCCCCTGTGAAAGCTCTGGAAACACATTTAAACGCGTCTCAGAGCCATTTATAATAACTGGTTCCCGGCATATCCATTTACCGAGATTGTCAAGGAACTTCTGAACAGATAGTTTCTGCCTTTCTTTGTCAGATGCTGTACGATATACCACGTAAAATGGGTACTGACATACCTGATGCATCGTTCCGCAAACATCTTCTTTTTCTGAATAGATCAGCGCCCCGTTGTCTGCCGAGAACGCAATTCCGGACCCCTTGCCAAGTTCCTCAAACTTGATTGTTTCATTTTCATATAGTCCCGGATACTGGTTCAGAAGTGCTTTCATGGCATCTGTCAGAATCTCGTATCCGGTTGCATCTTTTCCGATAGGCTTATCCGCCATGTCTACCACCTCCTGCCTGTGCTTTTACTTTGCGAATCCATGTGCTACCGTATTGTCGTTTAGCGGCATCGAACCACTTTGCTTGTGCCTGTGGGTGAATTTGTTTGGTGTATTCAAGATTTTCCTTTGCGGCTGTCTGACCAGAAAACTGACTAACAAGAACTTTCTTTGCTCCACGTCTTGCGTAGGGACTTCCAGTTGCTTCATCAACCATTCCTTTCCCCTCGTACAGAAAACGCCCATAAGGAGCCGCCGCCGCGCATACTTTCCCAGTTCCTTGCAAAGATGTACTCTCAACTCTTGTCCGATTGATAAAATTTCCGGTAATCATTGGCATAAATGGAACCATGCTGTCCATAACCATTCCGTCAAGGAGATACTGGGCTTCTTGATACTGTCTGGAAAACCTGTCCATATTCAGCTTGATTTTCATATCTCCATCGACTATGGAGAATCCTTTGAAATGATGAATCTTACTCATATTACTTACCCAGAATCTCAAAATGCGGAATCAGCGTATACGGACCGCCTACACTGGTAATCTTGAATACGTTATCCTTATTCTCGTTCATGTACTGATAGAATCCGCTCCGATAATCACCATCAGATACCGTTCCGCCAGTCCACTCACCCTCCCAGAAGAACGATTCGTCTGAGAATGTGATAGTATCTTCCAAAGCGTTGTTAATCTGCTGTTTCCACTCTTTAGGAGGCACATATGGGAGAATCTTACCGTCTTTATCAGTAATGGTTGCATCGCCGTTCTGGACAGTGTATCGAACGTGTAACTGTGCGTTGTCAGTTACATCTGGTCCGTACTTTTTGAGTATCGCTCCCTTATCCGTAATGAGGTCAACGCCGGATAAAACATGAGGATACCAGTACGCATCTCTTGTCGTGGCTGATTCGTAATAATTAAAAACCGTCACCGTTTTTTCGTACATGATACCCTCTCCTTAATTATTCTTTCTGCATTGTCTGCTTGATAATCTGATTCACACCAGTGGCCGACAATCCATTAAACATACCGACTGCAACCGCCGTGATATAGTCTGTTGCCGGGAAATCCGGGATAATTCCCATTCCGACCGCTCCAAGAATCCCGCCAATAACCGCCATGATTACTGGAATCCATTCATCAGAGATTCTTTTTGATGCTTTACAGCCCATTCCTACGATGTAGCAAATCATAACGATTGCTACGCATGAGCCTAATGTTGAAATATCCATTATTTTTCACCTCACATTAATTTAAGCTCATTGAATACTTTAAAAATTTTCGGTGACTGAATAGCAAACCAGTCAACCGTAGTTTCGTCATGTCCGAACTGCTCTGTATGTTGCCAGTTGCACTGCAATCCGCTTTCCGACAAGAACGCATGAATAATTTCATGTCTCAACTGCTTTTTCTGTAAGGAATCAAAATCACCAACATTATTTGCGTTGTCTGTTCTGATAACAATTTCTTTTGATGTATTGTCTGTGTAGCCGTCAACATCTGCATTTTTTAATTCTTTTGGACTAATTTTGTAAACCGTCCCGAGAACATTAATATTACATTCCTGCATATAAAATTGGTACTCCTTCATCCGTTCTTACTCCCATCAGAAGCGGTAAAGCCGTCTTATAAAGTAAGTCGTTCGTTTTCTGTACGTCTCCAGCGGCGGCATACACTGCGCTCCATTCCTTTGCACTTGCTCCAATCTGCTGAGGTGTGGCGTAGGAAATGGATTCACTGCCGGAGGATACAGATGTTACAATGCCTGTCGTGCTACCACCAGACCCGATTGCAGTTGACGTACCGCTCACAGCGGCATTGGTAGCATTCTTCTCAGCAAGCTCAATCTGATACATTAATTCAGCCAATGAACAGACCGCCTTTTTGATGCGTTTCTGTGAGCGTTCATTTTCCGGCAGCCCGTCCACCAACCTGTCAAACGTCATTGTGTCCACAAAATCACTGGCTCTTTCCGCCAGACGTGAAAAGTCAGTTTCTGGCACGACATTGCCGAATGATTCTGTATAGAATTTATAATCTGCATAAGCCATGCCAGTCACCTCCTGCGTTTATGATTTTGCTGTTACGCTTGTACTTCCGGCATTCAGTGCTTTGTATGTTCCATCACACTCAACCACTGTGATTACCTGCCCTGTTGCTGCTGTAATGTCAGCCTTTCCGTCCCAAGAAGTCCAATTTCTGAGGTTCTGCCCATATCCGACAGTTACTGCGTCTGCCGCAACTTTGTATTTATACACATTGCCAGCACTTTCCTTAGCCGGATTTACAGTGATTTTTGTATCACCAGTTGCTGTTCCTGCCGCAGATGTTACTGTCAGAGTGCCAAGCGTTGGTGTCTCATCAATGGTAATTACTGCGATTGCGTCAATGTACTCCGCAAAAAGAGTAAGTCCCATGATTGCGAATGCTTCGGATACTGCTGTGTGATAATTACCTTGTGTGTGGAATCCGATCAGGTTTGTTTCGCCAGATACAGTGTATACGAGTCCTGCTCTTGCGAAATCGGATTCGTTCGGGTCAACATAGTACAGAACGATATTCTCAACAGGGGTAGCGATAACTGTTCCTCTCGGGATTTCGCTGTCGGATAACAGGAAGATTGTATTGAAGCCCATAAAATCTTTCATGTACTGGAATCCGAACTGGTTCTGAATAGTGATCTCAGCTGCTCCGAGGTATTCATATACGTCAAGAATATTCACAAATCCAACAACGCCAGTCACATTTCTGTGCATCTGCTTGAATTTGTTCTCTACACGGCCTTTAGCCATTGCCAGGGCCATCTGGAATGTTGTTTCTGTGGAAGTAAGTGTACCGGTTTTCAGATAATCATAGAATCTGCCGGTAACATCAGTCTGAAGCTGGAAAAGGAATTCATCATCGGTCATCTGAACAGCGTTCTCGTAACCGTGATCTTTGATTGCTTCGATAGATACAGCCTTTGCGTATTTCTCGATAGTCATTTCTGCATAGGGTTTTTCTTTTACAACGAATTTGCTGTAAGGGATTTCCTCACCTTCACCAACATTTCCGCTCTGTAAAGTACCCTCTGCGTATTTTGATTTAAGAACCGCTCCGGGCTGCTTTTTGATAGGTCTCATGATACCCAGAATATCACGTAAGTGCTGCCAGTTTCTTTCGAATCTGGTAACAAAGTCAATCTCACGTGCTGTGACATGAATATCATTAGTCATAATAAGATTAGCTTTTGCTGTCATATAAAAAAATCCTTTCTACCCATAATTGTTAAGGTATTGGGTTAGCGGCTATACTCTGGCGTATAGTCGGTGTAAAAAAAATCACTGGAATAACTGGATATTCTGTGCAATTGCAGCCTGCCTTTCGGATGGGTCTTTGATTGCTTCAATATCTTTTTTTGTCATGTTTCCCGGTGTCTGCTGCTGTCCAACATGAGTAGTAAACCTTGCCTGATTCTGCTGAGCCTGTTGCTGAGATTCATCCACAAAAGCGGATGCGTCAGACTGTTTCATCTGCTCAATCAGATCATTCAGTCCAAGGATCTTACCGTCTTTCAGTTTTAATCCGGCTTCTTTAATGTCTGCCATAACAGACTTCTTTGCTGCTTCACTGGAAAATTTAACATCATCGAGTGCTGCTTTAAGTGCGTCCGAAAAATCGCGGTCATAGATCTTCGCATTGAATTCCTTTTCTGCATCCTCGGCTTTCTTCTTCCATTCAGCAAGCTCTGTCTGAATGTTCGCCGGGTCGATACCGTCAAAGCTTTTTAAGGTTTCTTCTGCTGTCTCAGCACGTTCTTTCCAGCTGTCACGTTCACCCTCGACTTTTGACAGGGTTTTCGCTACTTCTTTAGCATTTTTATAATGCTCAGAGAGTGCTTTCTTCACATCTGCCTGCTTGTCCTCCGGGATCTCAATTCCAAATGATTTTAATGTGTCAATAAGTTTCTGCATAACATCCTCCTGGTCGTGTTTATTGACCTGCCGCCGCAGGTAAGTGGATTAAGCCAGTTAGACCACTGGCAAGGTAAGCGGAACTTCCAGAGTCGAACTGGAAAACTTGTATCTATAGATATTTGTCCTATAGCCGATAGGTTCCACATAACCCGGATTCCCGGGTTAGCAAGGTATTTTACGTGCTATGCCTAAACACGAGACGTTTCGGGATACGTCAACACCGCCTATACGGTCGCGCACCTCTGCACGGGTTGGATTCCACTGTTCAGTTATATGTGCTAACGATGAGGTATGCCGTCATGCACTAACGGCAATGATACGTGTCGGAAATTGCATCCGCTTTTCAACCTCCAGATTCCACCCCGAACCTGTTTCTATTAAGGACACGCACCCAAGAAAGGAGGAGTCAATGAAAAAATGTCTATGTCAAGTAGTATCAACCACTTACGAATCTTCCTTATGAATACATTTTACCACAGAACTTTCAAAAAGTTGTGGTACATGTTTTAGCCAATTAGAGCATATCACGGAGCTTTTCCACGTATCTCTTGACAAGATCACGTTCCTCCCGGCACTCTGCGTCCTTGGACATATCGCTCATTTCTGTTGTGAGTTCGTCTTCAATTCTTGCACATAAGTCTTTAATGTCTCTCATAATCACACCTCCTATGCTTCTCTGGTCACAACAATGTTTGCATTCGCAACAGAAACAGCCTGATCGCTTGTGTTCTCTACTGCGATATTAACGCAACAACCGCGAGGTACATCCACGTAAATTCCAGAAGACACATTGTTATACTGGTCTACTGCTGCCGGTGTAGAAATCATCTGAGAAGAAAGAACTGGTTCGCCAGAGATTGCAATGGCCAGAGAAATAGCCTCGACAGTACCGCCTGTTGGAATTGCAATATTGCCGGAGAAGTCTACGAAAAATCTAGCTTTGCACTGGTTAGTTAATCCTCTCAGGGTAATGATTCCGCTTCCCTCCCTGTGTTGAATGCAGTTAGAGCCCTTAACTGCTGTGTTTGAAAATACTACATTTCCTTTTGCTGCTACAGTCTGAGCAGCCACATTTGTAAATTCTGCCATAAAAATACTCCTTTCATATAACAAAAAGGACAGGTCTCAGCCTGCCCCTCTGTGTAAAACGGCATAAGCCGACATCCGAATCAATCGAAAGATACTCTCGATATGAAGTTATCAGCAATTACATCCGGTGTTGCATCCGCATCCGTAAAATGTGTTCGGATTAGGAACCTGATATGCCGGAATCGGTGCCGGATTAATCGCATTAATGAGCTGCTGTGTCTGTGAAGCCATTGCAGTTGTGAGAAGTGCGCTCTGGCGGTCCTGAGAAGCAGCACGTCTGAGGTCGTTATTTTCAGCCTGCAGGTTAGAAATCTTTTCATTGCAAAGATAGTCGAGAATGGCTCTTGTCCCAGCGTTCTGGCTGTCAATGATATCTCTTGTGTTGCTGTTCATGGTGTTTTGTAATGCACAGGTGTTCTGCGCCATATTGTAGTTCACGCCTTGGATAGCTTCCCTGGTTTCACAGCAGCAGTTTGCAAGCTGCGCCTGCAATGCGTTTGTATTCTGCATATTGGCTACAGTATCGGCATTGATTGCCTGCTGGATTCCAAAGCCGGTCTGCATGATGTTTGTGTTGATTCCGTTAAATCCGGTAAGCATACCGTTATTCATGGCATAGAAGCCATCACACAGGCCGCTATTGATTCCGTCAAGCTTGCTGATCACAGCGGAATTGTCGAATCCTCTCTGAATGTCTGCCTGAGTAGCTGCCGTGGCTGCATATCCGCCGCCGTTTCCATTATTGCCCCAGCCATTGTTTCCCCATCCGAAGAAAGCAAAAATGAATAAAACAATAATCCACCAGCTACCATCTCCACCAAACATGCCGTCATTATTTCTACCATTTCCAGTAGCAGCGGCAATATCTGCTAAGCTATAATTTCCATCCATAATATAATCTCCTTTTTGTGTATTTACATCAATCTCTGGCCAGATTGTAATGTACTATTTCATATTCTTCAGCAGGTTTTGAAACTGCCCTGCCATCTGTTGAACTTGATTAAGTTGCTGTTGGGAAATCTTCCCAGACTGTAACATCTTCTGGACTTCTTCCTTCGGGTCTCCCTTAAAATTCTGCTTAAACTGCATAAACTGCTGTACCATCTGCATTGGTCCATTTCCCTGTGGCATCCCACCACCGAGCGCATTAAATAATGGATTACTCATCTGCGTTTCCTCCCTTGACCGCTGATTCCTGTACGGTATTAGTTCTAACAGGTTCAGAAAATGAATTTAATCGGTTTATGATAGCTTCGTATTTGCCCTTTAAATCGTCGTATTCCTGTCTGGTGACGTATTTACTGTCCATGTTCTGAACAGTCTGTTTAGGCGGCATCTGAGAGCCTACCTCGTTGTATTCAAACGTTCGCAGTGGCTGCGGCATGCCGGATACGTCTGTGGATTTTATATAAAATTTCTCTGATTCTGAATCCATCAGTAAAACACTTGTCCCGGGTGCTACCAGATAGGATTTTGCGCCGACTTCGCCGGATACCCACAGGATACCATTATTGTTCTGCTGCTGTTGTACTGGTTGAGCTGGCATCTGGACAGGCTGTTGCTGGAACTGGTTCATCTGCCCAGGAACGCCAAAGCTATATTGATAAGGATTGTTATATAATGCCATCTTATACACCGCCTTTCTGATTATATTTTTGCATAAAAAAAGAACCGGAAACAGGTCGTTTCTGGCTCTAATTAGTATCCAAAAAGTATCAGCACACTTTGATTATTTTATTATTTACCCTCCGGCTTAACCGCTTTGCTGTTGATATACTCACGTTCATCTGTTCAGCGCAGTATTCAAGAGTGCGCTCCTGACATCTCAGCCGGAACAGTCTTTCTTCGTCTGGTGTGAAATTACACTCTATCAAGAACCTGTCTATATCTTTTTTTCGTGAACACATATAATTTCATGAGCATACCCCTTACTAATGCTAACGCTGATTCTGCGCAAGATACTCCGTGAGCTTCTGTTTTGTTTTTTTTAACTCCTCAACATTATTCCCACTAATCTGACTGTCCAGCATGGTTGACAACACTTCCAGAATCAATGAATCACGTTCTGCAACCCTTTGAAGACTCTCGTAATCTCGTTTGTCATGTTCTTCCAGTGTCTCTACTCGCTTATTAAGTCGGAATGCCGGTGTAATCCACTTAAAGATTACAGCCGCCGCCCCTCCGACAATGGACACCCCTCCGCAGATAGAAAGGAATATTTGTACAAATTCTGATATGCTCATTTGCTCTCCTTTTCCCAGTAGTATACCGGGATCTCATTACCACTATCCCATGTATCGTAATATTTGCCGTTCTGTACCGTCACCACATGACCATCTATGCAGAGAATGTATGTGCCTGTCGGATGGTCTGTGCAAAAGTCGTTGACTGTATAGATATATCGTTCTGATTGTTCAATCAGTTTACGTCTGTACCCACGTTTATAGAGGTACGCTCCCCAGACATAATTTGCGCTTGGCATATCTGATAGAGCGCACGCCTGTATCATTAATCCGGCAAATACCGTTTCCCAGTCAAAACCGGTTGCCTTGCATATTGCCCGGACAGCACAATCTCCGACTCGATTTCCAGCAGGATTCGGATTGTAATATTCCCATCTATCCATCAGTCAATCCCCTTTGCTGTTTTATATCTCTTTGCCGCTCCTCTGGCTTTTGCGGCGTTCTGGCGGCTCCACTTAGCAATCATGAGTCGGTCTTGTAGTTCTCTCAGGTCGTTCTGTTTGCAGTAATCCTTGTATGCAGCATTTTGTTTCTGCAAAAGATAAGATTTCCGGTCAAGGTCTTGCTGTAATGCGAATTTTGCCTTTTCATTCGGTGCATTGTCGACTCCTGCCTGCAGTCCAAGAACTTCACGCTTTGTCTTTCGGATTCTCCGTTCATAAGTACGTTGTCGTTGTTCCTTTTCGTACTGTTTACCTTTGTTGGCTTTATCCTGTGCTGATAGTTCTGCATAAGGATTAAATTCCCCGTCACTGGCTCCAAAGCTATGCCGACAGTTGACCCCTGACAATCCACTTGCTGTCCCATATCCGGTCAATGAGAACGGTGGAAATTTCTTACTCTTGCCAGAACGAGAGTATATCTTACCTTGCCACCATGAGTGATTTCCGGGGTTCTCGCCGCCGTCACCCGTTCTGGCTCCCATGTGAGCACTGACCAGAACTAAATCCCAATCCATTTCTTCCATGCGTTTTAGGGATATATCTCCCGTAGCCTGAGCCACTCCGGTTCTAACAGAACGTGCGACTGCTGTTTCAATCGTGTCTTTTCTGCCAGATGGATATGTGACGGTGACACCATCACTCACAACGTTGTTAACTGCCTCTTTAATGGCTTGCGTATACCCAACCGCTCCAGTCATCACATGATTATATGCAAGGTCACATTGTTCGATATAGAGCCTCTGAGCGGCACTTGCGGTGGTTCGTGTGAAATTCTTCCACTCACCCATAGTCGCAAGCATATTCCGTTCCATGAGCCTTATCATAGCTGGAGACTGCTCAAGCGGTACAGGACTTAACCCTGCTGCCTTATATACCTTATCATCATACTCCATTGCAGTGATTCCGGCATCCTCAAACGCTTCAAGAAGTTCCTGCTGTTCACGTTTGGTGTATTTTGATAATTCTGCCAGAATGTCCTCTAGCAGTTCGCCAGATTCCTGTAGCGTTCTGATTCTCCACGCATCAGCATTGGTCAGAATATAATCCTCGCCTCTGCCAATTCTCGCCATCATTCTCGACACGATTTCAGAGATGATATACTGGTGCAGTTCTTCTGCAATCTGTTCACTGCCCTCTGTTATCCGGCGTAAATATTCAGGACTAAGTATAGCATATCACCTCTTTCGTCAAAAGTCGTGGTACATGTTTTTGTTTTTTTAGTATAATACTTAAAAAAAGGAGGAAATACCACATGTATGAAAAAGTAACAATCCACGGAACGGAATACATCATCACAGGGCATGGAGTATATGACATGGACGGGAGTGCCGTGTCATTCCATGCAGTAAGTTCGGACGGCAGGAGGGTCGTGCTGACGTGTCCAGTGCTAGACCCAAGTGACCCTCTGTGTTATGACATTGAGCGTCCGAGTTGTATTATTGAGATGGATTAGAGGGGACTGATGGTTTCCTCTTTTACGTCCATCAGCTCATTGTACTGTTCCTCTGTGATTCTCCCAACTGCAAAAAATACGTCAATCTTATTCTTGAGGTCGTCTGTGAGACCGTTTCTTTCTTTAAGTTTCAGTAATGTTCTGTATAACATAATTATACCTCCAATTCTGTAAGTGCTACTGCATATTCACTGTTGACATAGGCTTCTGCCGCCTGTAAATCAGTATCCTGCGTACGTGCGTCTATATCATAGATATAATCTCTTGTATCTCCTATTTGCTGCTTCACATAATTCCAACCGTTCTTTATTGAAATTGGATAGTTAAATACTGTATATCCGTCAAGCTGTTCCGAATTGACGCTGATGTTTGTAGTTGAATAATATGTTGCAAGTTCTTTTAATGCCTGCGTCTGTTCTGTTGTGAGGTCGGTTTCTTGTTGCTCTGCTAATAACCATTCGGTTTTGCCTACAATAGATTGTGTACTATTTAACTTAGAAGAATCAACCATCCTCACCAATTTCCCCCGTTCCACATCCACATAATCCGCAATATACTGCTGTCCGCCGATTGTGACGTTACCGCCTGAGCTTACAGGGATTGCATTTAATGTGTATGGGAGGGTGACGGTCTGTTCACGGTAGGGTTCGAAATCATCGTAGGTGGCATCTGGGTATTTCTCGGCATCTACGATCATTGGCTTGAAGATGAGGTTGTTACAGGTAGTTCCAGCATTTATTCTAATTCTTATGAAAAAATTTTCATCAGCTTTTATATTTTTACCATCACCTGTATCATATCCATAAATCAAATTATTAGTTCTTGCTTGTAATTCGTAAGACGCATCATGAACTCCCCCAACTGGACACCCTACAAGTCTAAATGAACTACAAGACACGTCCTGTGCAATATCAAATGTTGTTATCGTTGTAGCAGTTCCATTCAACGTATACGTTCCATCTCCATTTGCAGTACAAGTAACACCATTCCGTGTAGTAGTCTGCAACGTAGGATTCGGCAAATTCTTCCCAACAATCTTAACTGTTGGATTCACCACGCTTTTAATCTCCTGCGGATAATCAGGAGAAGGAGAAGGTTGACCGCCAACATAGGGTTCGTAGGAAGTGGCTGTAGATCCTTTTTCGATTTGGATAGTTGCTGTTCCATTTACAGTAGTATTTATACGAACAACACACCGTATAAGCAAATCAACATTATCTGGAATTTTAACTGTAGCGCATTTAGTTGTCATCTCAAACAATTGCCTATAGTCAGTCATATCATTTTTTTTATACAAAGCATACAAATATAAATTTGCATCATTGCTATTTAAGGAAAACGTATACGTTTCACCTATCGTAAAAATATCTTTTGGATAATTAAATTGAAAATATGTGCTTGTAAATTCTTTTGTAGACGTACCTTTTGCAGTAATGATTCCATCTTTTGCTTCAAAAATAACACCGTTTATATCTCTCGAACCGTTAGAAAAAGTAAACAAATTCTTCCCGCTATACTGTTTCTGCTCAGACTTCCCGTACAGCATCATATCCATAATTTTGCCATTGTCAGAATCAGCAAGATGGGTTTCACCTTGCGAACTGGCGTAGAATTTAGTGATTTTATTGGATAAATCTTCCTTTAGTGAATCAGTTTCTGCCTTTGTTTTTTTGAAATTGTCCCCTACTACTTTAGCATCCGCAAATGCTCCCTGTATGGACAATGTTTCATCAGACACGGGCGTTTCGATAACATTTCTATAAGGCAACTGTCTCTTCTTTCCGTCTGCTGTGATTATTCCCTTGAACGTATCTGCCATCTTTTTACTCCTCTCCGAATAGTGTTGGTTCCTTTGGCTCGGCTTCTTTGACCATTGCTTTCGCTTCTTCCTCAGTCATTCCTTCAAACTTTACAAAATACAACCATGCTGGAACCTTGCCAGTAGTTACATACTGCCACCACCTTGCACGGTCGTTTTCTCTAACATAGAGGATATCTCCGAAATCATAATTGACTTCATAAACTCCGACAGGTGCAAGTCCGTACAGGTCAGCGTAAACGTTCAGCGCGTAAATTACTTCGTCCAGACAGGATTCCAGTTTGTCCCTCACGTCTTTGATAAACTGGACTGTCCTCTGCTGTTCTGCTTCTACTCCAGTAGCCGTCTGAATTCCGCTAGATTCGTTAAAAACAAAGTATCCGTTAGAGAACCCAATCTTGTACCCTAACTGGCTTAAAAGAGCATTTATGCCGCTTATACGGGTATCAGTGTTTAGAATCGGGTTGATTTCTTGGTAAAACTCTTTCTCATCCTGTCCGAATACATTTTTCACATAATCCGGCAAGCTCATTTCTTTGCATCTGTGCTCCATGGCCTGCGGTGTCATGGCGGATACTGGTGATCCGCTCGGCATCAGCAGTCGGTCATCTACCAGAGCGGTTCTCTTAGAATCAAGGATTTCTTTTGCATTACGGCTGTATGCAATGTCCAGATCTTTCAACTCTTCAATTGCTTCTGCAAATATCGGTAAGCCAAATGGTGTACTGATATCTACATTGTTCGCCTGTGGAGTCCGCAGAACTCCGTACAGAGGTCCGTCCAGCTTCTCGCCATTTGCTTTGAGAATCGGCGGCGTATCTGCCATGAGGTCAGCCCATTTGGTCTGTTTAAGGTCGATTTTATCGCCGATTGACTGAGGGGATTTCGACACATAAGCTCTGTTAGAAACGTAGTACGGATAGGTTGTCACGCCATCTATTGTAGTCTCGACAAAACGATGATATTCAAGCCGTGTATAGTATTTTCGTCCAACAGTATAAGAATCCTTGAATATAATCCCTTTTATTTCCTGATTGTCATAATCCACAATCATCACATCTGCCGGAGTAAATACATCAAGGCTCTCACCGTTCGGCTTGATGAAAACCGTTCCATAGGCGCAACCGTACTCTACCCAGCGACGTATCTGAAAATATACCTTGTTAATCTGTTTCTGAAGCCATGTAGCCCTTGCGGAACCGTCTATCTGAATGCCGATCGCCAGTGTTGCAAGCCTAGCTGTCTCTGAGCAGACAGATTTCGCAAAATTGATCGTCTTAATATTATTATTATCGTCCAACCATTCCGGCGCGCCTCTATAGATGTTTGCACACCGGTTAATCAGTGATTCCATCTCCGGAAATTCTGCTGCCTGGATGTTAAAATCCTCTTCGGCTTGTTTTTTGAAAAACATGTTAAACCACCTTTTTAGTGTTGTTATAAGTCCCATTTAATTTACCTTTTAAAATCCATCCATCTTACAGAAGTATCTCGCACAATAATGTCTTCATATTCTACAACTTTTAAGATTTCGTTAATGTCAGATGATCCATATATTATGTTAAACCGATGCTTAAGAATTTATTTATTTTATCTGAAAAGTACCTATCTAACATTTTATGCACTGTACCCCCTTCTGTTAAATAACGGCTCATAAGCATATCTAAGCGCCGAGATTGCATGATCGTTTCCATCAGGATAACCGCTTATTACATTTCCCTCTTTGTCCCGATCGTACTCATATTCTGTGATTTCTTTATATGCGTTCGGTGTTCGCTTCGGGTCAATGACTATGGTCTTTGTTTGTAAGAATTTAAAACCATATTCGATACTTCCCGGCCCTTTGGTTGCTCCTCTGGCAGGAAGTCCGGCATCCCGGAAGTCGTTCACGGATTTAGGCTCAGCAGAATCACATATCATCGTATAATCGTCATAGCCTTTTTTCTTGATCCAATCAGCGGTCTTGGAGTTGCTCCATTTATTTACATACAATTCGTCAATCAGATATATCTTCTCTCTGGCGGAATCATAATAAGTTCGGAGATAGCAGAAGGCATCCGGGTACCATCCATAATCTACACCAGCGAAAATGCGATCCATGTGGCTGATTTCTTCGTCTGTAATATCTCTAATCTCTAGATATTCAAATACGTTTCCGCCGTCACCATTTGGGACACCCAGATATTCATGCTCATAGGCTTCTGGATTGATTTCTTTCAGATGCGCTGCATCGTCAATAAACTTCTGTCCGAGCCACTCCGCCGGGGCTTCCAGATAACTTGAATGATGAATAACTCTTTTCGGGTTAGGCGTGAGCTTAATCCTGTTTACCCAGTTTGATTTTGATTTTGGCGGGTTATATGATGAAAAATCATAGGATTCATCGCCACCACGAAGCACTGACTGATTAACAGAACGTTCCTGGGCATCTCCCTTCATTTGATCTTTTTCCTCTTTCCAGAGGATCCCAATGTAGCCAAACTCCGGCTTAATGGATTTTAGTTTGGTTTCATCGTCCAGACCACGGAAGTATATTGTCTGTCCCGTCTTAATATACTTGATTTCAAGTGGCGACACCTTGCATTCAAATTCTTCCATCAGTCCGAGTTCGTTGATAGCCCATTTCATGTTAGCATATACAGAATCTTTTAGAGTGCCAGCCACCTGCCTTGTAATGCAGGCGTGCATCTGGGGGTTATTCTTGATAAGCTCAACAATTTTAAAAGCTACGAATGAAGATTTCAGACCGCCTCGGCCGCCCTCGAATACATATTCAATGTTAGGCTTAATCTGTCGGTTAATATCCACGAATGCCTTGCCGAGTACTCTGGCAGGAAGTTCATATTTGCTTTCGTCTGATTTTGATACGGCTACCAACTGTTCCCATTTGTCCACTGCCTGCATATTTCCTTTGATAGCTTTATCATATACGGCAGCTACAATACAGGCATTGTTATTTGCGTCCTCGTCAGATATACCCATCTTCGTGAGTTTCTTCTTTGCAGCAGTCGGGGCAGGGTTCTCAGCTATCATTTTGGCTAATTCAGAAAGGGTTTTCTTTTGGCGGCGAGACTGACCAGAAGCAATACCGCCTTTTTTTCCGTTTCTCACCGCTTCCTCACCGCTTCGAAACTGTGTCGCCACTCCATTATTTAAATTCTGGTCATTTGCCATCCTATCAACATCCAATCATACCCTTTCTGAATTAAGCTATAAAACCCCATAGTAACACTTCTGAGTATATTCTATCACAGGTCAGTAGAAAAGTTGTGGTACATGTTTGAGGAATTTTGCGTTAAAAAAGAGCCGGTAAATACCGACTCTCTGATTTTATTCATTGCTTTGTAATTTTCTGATCGTCTCGCCCTGGTCACTTCCACATTATCATCTTTGAACTTTATAGTATCCCCATTACATTTTATCGTAACTTCGTTCTTTTCTCTGTCAATTTCAAGTGTAGGATTGTCCAACATGATTATCAACTCCTTCTCATTAATGTGCAAGTAATCCAACAAACAGCGGAAGAACTAATGCCATTAAGCATAATGGTTCTTTTGTATAACTGAGTGCCGCTATTACGGCAAATGATGTACTGACCCATGCTACTGATTTCGCCATTGCTGTATTAAAATCCATTTAATCACTCCTCTCCCCAGTCAATTTTCTGCCCGCATTCAGAACAGTACTTGCTTATTTTTTTACCAATAACAGATGTTCCGCATTTCGCACATTTTTGAGTGGAAAATATATTGTACGGAAAATCTGGAACATATTCTTCAGGTTTGCATGGAATCTGCTTTTCCAATGCTTTTGCTCCGGAATCACACGCCCATGCTTCCTTGAGATATTTTTTCTGCCATTCATCTTTGTTTTCAGAACTTTCAAGGAAACATAAATGCTGGTCTCTCATATCGGATAATATGTCTTTTGCTTCTTCTGGTTTCATATTAATTTCCTCTTCATCATCAATCTCTGGATTCTCAATAAATTTTTCAATATCTTCAACTGCTTTCTCTTCCGGTGTAGGAACTGTCCCTTTTCCTACTTTTGCAATTTCAAGAAGTTCATCTATATTATTTTCCCAATTACGTGTATTGCACAAATCCGTGTTGCACTTATTATTCCTGTTGTCCAACACACATCCTATACATTCACGTTCGCAACAATTGCTTACATCTGCAATCCGTTCAGCAAACTCTCTTGCAGACATTTCTTTTGTTCCGAGGAGTTCTGATGCTTCGTAGAAAGCGTAATCTGACCAAATACGTACACCATAAACAATAGCTTTGCTTTCTTTGCAAAATCTCAAAATGTCCGGTAAATGTTGTTCTAGTAATGGCTTGCAATCGTCTTTTAAACACCAATGAAATCCTTGTTTTTCAGCTTCTTTAAGTAATTTTTCATTTTCCTCTGGTGTTCTAACCAGAATACATTTATTTCTTAAATCAATCATTTATTTTCCTCCTCCAATCTCATCAATACAATCGTTCCAACCGATCTTATAGCTCGGTAGTTTGCCTCCCGCTTTGAAATACTCGCCGTTATAAAGCCCAGTTACTTTCATTTTCTCCGGCAATGGCTTCAATGGACACCAATCAGGTCTTGATTTGCTTTCACAATCATAATGTTCTTCTGTCATCAGAATTACATCATAATCTAAACAGTCAGCTAATTCACACAAACCCTCATATTCAAGATCACTACAGTATCCAGTTCCAAATGGACAATCATAACAATTTGTTGGTGTGTCTATCACTAATACTGATTTACTCATTTGTGTTCCTCCTGTAACAACTCTGGATTGTCGAAAATGTTTCCAACTACGTGGATCCCACATGACTAAAGTCACATGCTCCTCTGTCGCTTTAAGCGACAAGGCTAAATATCGGCGGATACGCCTGTAACTTAGGATAT